AAATCATTGCTTTTACCTTGCCGTGGTTGTATAGTTCGTTTACTTCAGCATCAGACATCTCACCGTGCAGAAGGTATATGTTTGGTAATTTTCCTTTTACTGTTTTTCTAATTGCATCAATTCTATTTAAAACTTCTTCTCTATCCATAATAGAAGTCCCTGCTCCTGCTTGTACTTTTAAAATAAGGGCTGGAGTTGCTTTCTTGTTCTTAAATGTTTCGAGGAATGCTTTAATAGTGTATCCAATATTCTTTCTGTCTTCTCCAAGTACTCCTGGAAGCCAGTGTCCAATAGTCAAGAAGCAGAACTGTTCGTCTATGTTTGAAAGATCTATCCTAGTTGGGAGTGCTAGTGGAGTGTACTTTTCTATATCAACTCCTTCGAATAAGACTTCTACTTTTGTTTGCAACTCTACTGTACCCGTTACTTGTCCAGTTTGATTGTCTTGTATATTAAATTTACTTTCTTCTAATACTTTCTTAGCATGCTGTGCCGATACAAGAATCAAGTCCATGTTGTTGCATCCTTGGATCCAAGAAGGATCACAAAGTGTAGTTTCAATTCCTGCTGTTACTCCAATGTTATATTTACCTACCTTTTGAAATTCATTTGGTACTGTAATTTGAATCCAGATGTCTGGTTGTTGTGTTAAGTTTGGAACGATTCTAGAGGCTAACGATTCGTTTTTGTGATCTTTTAGGTATCCAAATCTAGTTCCTCCCCATCTTTGTCCTAATATTTTTACATCGTACTTATCTAAATCGATAATTGATTGTACAAAATCTCTTGCTCTTGCTCCATATCCTGAGTAAGTGTCGATTGGACAACTTACTACTAATGTAGGTTTGCTCATAACTAGTATATTAATTTATGTGTGATATATTTTTTTGGTCGGTCTTGTATTTTGTAAAGATCAAATCTAGTTCTAGGAGTAAACTTTTCAAATGTTTCATCCATTGCATCAATTACATTCTCACACATTTGTCGTGCTGACATTCCTGATTCATCTGATGTTACCCATTCTCTTGCTAACAATCCTCTTCTGGTTCTTTCTTCTTTGCCCATGTTGTAAACTTGTTCTAAAGCTTTTGCAACGTCTTCTGGAGCACATCTATCATCAAAGATATAAGGAGTTGCAACTGACCCTACCATTGAAATGTTTGAAGGGAATACAGGGACTGCCCACTCTCCACACTCCTTATATGTGCCTCTATGATTAGAAGGGAAGTCAGAAGTGAAGTCAATCCACTTACCATTCTCATCTGTAAATCTCATTTGATCTTGCATACCTCCTGTTACGTTAGCAATAATCATCTTACCTGCCATCATAGTCTCAGTTAAAGATAATCCCCATCCTTCGTTTGAAGTGATAAGCATTCCAACGTCTGCTATATTATAAAGTAAATTCATTTGAGGAGTATCTAATCTCTCTTGTGAGAAGAATACATTTACGTAACTATCATCACAAATAGCTTCTCTTACTGCAAGAAGATCTGTACCATTTTCATCTACAGCTTGTGTATGCATTACAAGGGCACATTTCTTAGCCTTTTCTTCTCCGATCATATCACAGAACATTCTATAAGAAAGAATTACGTCTCCTGGAGATTTTCTTCTAATGTTTCTTGAATTAAAGAATGCTACGAATTCAATATCCTTTCCTTGGAATAGATTCTTTTTAAACTCACCTAGTGCTTGTAATTCTTCTACTGAAGTCATTGGGAAGAAGTGCTCGTGATTGATTCCGTGAGGAACGTACTTAATAAGTTTTCCTTCAGCCTGCTCTCCTAAAACTATTTCATTAATATTTTTAGTTTGTTTTGAGATTGCCATTAACAAATCACATGACTCGTAGTAAGGTTTATTATACAGTGGTGTTGGATAGTCATCCCAAATGTTTAAGTACATCAAAGGAATTTCATTTCTGATCTCTCTTTCTATTTCAAACAACCAAGTCCAATATCTTGGATCAGTAAAAATAAAAATAGCATCTGGTTTTTCTTGAGCAATTAGAGATCTGATTTGCATTGCATCTCCGTAACCATTGTTAGGAAGTACTCTTACCCAAGCATCGTCGATACCAGCAAACTTGTTTACCTCTCCTGAGATGTCAAATCCTTTCCCTGCTTCAGGATGATTAATTGCTGCTCCTAGATTTAGCCAATTGAAGTGGTGAGATGTTCCTACAACAATCTCTCTGGCCATAGTTGCGATACCGGAATGCATCCTAATATCATCGCATAACAAAAGAATCTTCTTACGATCCTCTTTCTTAACATAACGAAATTTTTCTTTCATGTAACTATTTTAATTTAATATTTGTTTGTGTGTGTAGCTTTTGCTTGAAGTTATCTTCTGTAAGATATAAAAAAATTGCTCTGTCTACAAGCTTTTGTAAGGAAAATTTATGCCTTACGCATTGCTCTTTAAATTCCTGTAGAAGATCCTCTTCTACTTTAACTGATGTTAGTTTTTTGCTAGTGTTAATCATTTTTATAGTTTATAATTTATATACATATATAAATATACCCTTATCCTAAAACACCTGCATGACAGTGTTCGGTACCTTTAAATTCACAGAACATACAGTTTGATCTTGAAGGAGTCTTATCATACTCTTTATCAATATACTGACCATGACTATCAAAGGCATCGTTAATAAATTTTGTAAGTGCTGTAGTGGCTTGACCTCTTTTAATCTTTCCTGACGGAGGTACAAACTCTTGAACTCTTCTACCCATAGCTGCAAATTCTGGATCTTTAGGAACCTTTCTCTTTACAATAAAATACTTTACATCTACCTTATCAACATCTATATCAAATTGTCTTGCTAGGAATTCTTTATAAAGAAGTAACTGTGCTAGCTTTTTATCGTCTTTCTTTGCCCAATCATTCCATCCTGAGGTTGATGTTTTGATATCTAGAATGATATATTTATCATCTTGGTCATCATATAAAACAATATCGATATATCCTTTAAAGAATACATTCTCGGCTATTTTATGTATTAGTGGAATTTCTACTCCGACTAGCTTGTAGTACTTGGTACCGAAGTAAACAGAGCGTTTCTTACGTACGTATTCTAGAATTTCAATACCATCATTATGAAACTCAGACAACTCTTGAGAGGTAGAGAAATGCTTTCCGTACTTTTCTTTCTCGTGAGCATAAATTGTTTGCATCTTCTCCAGTAAGAGAGTATTCAAATCCATTTCATTTGACTTCTTTACTGTCCCTTCATAGAGTTCTGTTAACCATTCCTGCATTACTTCGTGTACGGCTGTACCAAAAACTGTATGAATGGAAGGCTTATACTCCTGTAATCCTTTAACATATTTTAATGCCCATTGATGTGGACAGGTATTATATGCTAGGGTTTGACTATACGATATGGATTTGCTGATATTGTAATCTATAACTGGATTACAGAAGTCTCTTATCAGGCTTACCTGCTTAAGAGTTTTCTTTGCCATCCTTTAAGGTTTTAATTTCTCTTTTTAAATACCATAATGCTTTCTCAAGCTCCTGGATTGTATCGTCTTTCTTTCCTGCTCTTGAAATATACTTAACAGTATTACCTAAACAGAATCCTAAATTCCAGGCTTCAATAACTTTTATAGCTTCGTAGGGATTATCTTTTCCTCCGTAATGGTTTGGATGGTTTACTAATTCTTTCTTTTGACTTGGTTCGTCAATAGTAAAGGTCACTTCTCTGTCGTTCATAATAACATTTTTATATAACTATAATATATGAAAAAAGGCCTGTAAAAACAAGCCTTATTTAATTTATTTTACGAATAGGTAAAGTGAAGTTGCTATTCCTATAAAGGTTCCTATCTTATATAAAAATGTTTTGTTCCTTTGTGCTCTTAGTTCTTTCTTTAATTCATCCGTCATACCTTTAT